CAATAAAAAGAAAGCAATAGATAGAGCATCAAAAATACTTGTATACTTTAGGAATATGTGTAAATATTCTCCTGTAATAGTATCTCAGTTTAATAGAGGGATAGAAGGAATGGACCGTAAGGAACATGATTCTCAAGAACCTCAACTATCCGATTTTAAGGATACTGGCGCTACTCAGGAAGATGCAAATACTGTAATGGCATTGTTTCATCCGTTTAAATATGGTATGGAGAAGCATCGTGGATATCCTATTATAAAACTACAACGTAATTATCGTTCTAACCATATACTCAAAAATAGAGATGGTATGGATGGTTTAGTAGTAGGTATGCATTTTTTAGGTGAAGTAGGTAAATTCAAAGAGTTACCACCTGCAAAAGAATTAGCAGAAAATCCTCAACTTTTAAGCAAAATAATGGCTTATGGGACAGGTAAGAAATAAGACTATTTAATAGGAAATACAGGCGTATTTTCGTATCTTTAAATAGAGGTTAAACAATTAAAAATCAACAATTTATGGCACAATTATGTTTCCTGGTTGGAAAATCAGGCATGGGAAAATCTACGTCAGGTAGAAACCTAAATCCAGAAGAAACGCTCTGGATAAACACAGATCAAAAAGCGTTACCGTTTAAAAAGTTTGGAGATAAGTATAATGAGAAGAAAGGGAACTATATAAAGAGTTCTGATATGCCTTCTGTTATGAATACTCTAAAAGAAGCACACAAAAATTCCAAGATAAAAATTATCGTCCTTGATACATGGACAAGATGTATGACTGATGCTGTAATGCATCCTAGCTTCAGAGCCGCTAAAGGTTTTGAGAAGTGGGGTAAATTCTCAGCATCACAATATGACTTGATAAATACTATCAATGAAAAGTTACGAGACGATATTATTGTCTATGCAATTTGTCATCCAGAAACTCATTACGATGAGGACGGATTTGCAAGGGAAAGGATTAGCGTTCAAGGAAAACAGCTAGAGAAATACTGTCCTGAAAGCTTTAGTTCTATAGTGCTATACGCAGATATAGAAAAAGCACCTGGAAAGCCTAATAGGCACATCTTTAGAACTGTTAACTCAGGAACTAATACTTGCAAGACTCCAATGGAGATGTTCGATGACGAACTAATAGATAATGATTTGACTGTCGTAACTGATGCGATTAAAGATTATTACGGGATTTAATTATAAACAACCATAAAAACGAAAAGTATGGAAAATGTAAATTGGGGTGTTCCTACCAAAAACAGGATCAAAAAGACGGAGAAGTATAATACTCCTGTCGCAACTATGACGGCACTAACAGGAAAAGGTTCTGTTAGAAGAATTTCACTTAATAAAGCTTTAATAGAAGCTTTAAATATTGTAGGAGGAGAGACTACTGTACAATTTGGTTTTACACCAGATAATAGTATTTATCTAGGAGTACGTGAAGGCGGACTACCTGTTAAAAAGAATCATACTATAAGTGAAAAGAGAACTTTTGAATATATTTCTCGAATCTTAGGCATTGATAATGCTATAGAACAAGAACTGCATTTTGTAGTGGAGAATGATTATTTAACTTTTACACATGTTTCTAGTGGCAATGCTTTAGGAGATAATGAAGAAGTTGCAGATGAAGTTATAATTTTAGAAACTTCTACAGAAACTGCTGAAAAGTTAGAAGAAGTAAAAGAAGAGGTTGCTGAAAACTTAGCACCTACTGAAACTTTAGACGAACAATGGTAATATTAACAATCAAAAAATAAATAAATGATTAATTTAAATGACGACACGTTTGACGGAGGTTCAAACGTAACAATTTTTAACAACGGTACTGCAGGTATTGTTGAAAATGTAAAACTTTCTGTAAGAAAGAAAGCTGCAGATGATAAAGACAGAGCACCTGATTATAAGCTTACTTATACTGATGGTAATGGTGGTGAAGTAAATACTGCATTTTGGTATGTTACTGAGGCTACTGATTATAATACTGTTGAACAGCAAATCCAAAAACAAGGTAAAGTGCTTAAGCATTTAATCCACGCTGTTTATGGAGCTGATTATGAATTTCCTAACTATCCTAATGCAACAGCAATGTTGGATGGAGTTATGAAACTTCTAAAAGATGGTTCTGGCGGTACTTATAGAGTATTTGCTAACTATGGTTCTACTATGGGAGTAAAAGAATATATCCAAGTTCGTTCTTGGGTTCCTTTTATAGAGACTATGGATGTTACTGATTCTAGACTTAAACCTGGCAATATTGATGCTATGGAAAGATTAGTAGCTGATGCTGTATCATCTAACGGTGTTGCAACAGCAACTACTGACGGAGATGAATGGTAGATTGTTAAACCAAGGAGCTCTAGAAATAGGGCTCCTTTTTTATTATAGATATGAGCAATATAAACTTAAACTCTATAGTATATAATGAAATCTTAACAAAAGATGAAATTCTAAAATATATTACACAAGAAGAAATCTATAAATATTATATAGATACTTCTGGACCTACATCAAAAATGTCTAGTCCTTTAAGAGTAGATAATGTACCTTCATTTGGTTTATATTATCATAAGAATGGTAGCGGAACATTAATGTTTAATGATTTAGCTACTAAAGACTCTGGAGATTGTGTAGTACTTGTATCAATATTATATGGATTAACTTATCGAGAAGCTCTTCTAAAGATAGTGGCTGATTTTAATTTATCAGACTTTAAAATATCTGCAGAAAGAGTATTAAGAGCAAAAGCTCCTAAAAAGATTATTCAAAAAGTTCCTATTAAGATAGGGATAAAAAGTAGAAACTGGAAAAAGCATGATGCTAAGTTCTGGTCCTCTTTTGGAATACATAAAAAAACTTTAACTAAGTTTAATGTTATTCCTATTGAATATGTTTTTTATAATGATAGGCCTGTGAGAACAGATAAATATGCTTATGCCTATCAAGAATTTAAGGATGATAAAATCTCTTATAAAATATATCAACCTTATAGTAAAAGTTTTAAGTGGATAAATAATGCTAATTATAGTGTTCACCAAGGTTATATGCAGCTCCCTGATAAAGGAGAACTACTAATAATAACTAAATCATTAAAAGACGTTATGAGTCTTTTTGATGTACTTAAAATAATAGCTATAGGATTACAGTCTGAATCAGTAATGATGAAAATGTCTGTAATGAAAGAATATAAAAAAAGATTTTCCAAAGTAATTTGTCTATTTGACAATGATACTGCTGGTAAAAATCTGTCGATAGAGTTTTCTAAAAAATATAAAGTATCTCATTTTTTTATGCCTGAAATAGAAGGTGTAACTGATTTCTCTGACCTTGTTAAAAAGGTAGGAATAGAAAAGAGTAAAGAAATATTTAATAAATGTATAAAAAATGAAATTAAATAAAGACAAACAAATTAACTACGATAGTAGTATGGTCTTAGAAGGCCATGATGCTAATATAAGTGCAACTGATATGCACAAACTATGGGATTTACTTCAGAATCCTTATAAGAATCCTATAGGGGCTATTGTAAGAGAATATGTAAGTAATTCCTTTGATGCTCACGCAGAAGCTGATTTCATTAAGAATAATGATATGAGCTCTATAAGAAATGAGTATTCTATTTACAATGATATTTCTGATGAAGAGATATTAAAACTTAAAACACATCTTGAAGTTTTTGATAACGATGCTGTGCATGTTAAGATAGCTAAAGATGATAGTGGCTGGTATTGGTCTACTCAAGATTTTGGCGTAGGCTTATCTCCTAGTAGAGTAAAAGATGTATTCTGTAGCTATTTAAAATCTACTAAAGAAGATAGTGATAATGTAATCGGTGCTTTTGGCATTGGTTCTAAATCAGGTCTTTCTTATGCAGATATAGTTTATATACAAACTAGATACAATGGTATAGAATATCAATATCTATTACGTAAAGGTGAAAAGATGCCTAGATTAGATAAGATTTCTGAATGTAGTAGTACTGAAAGAAATGGTACTAGAATAAAAATCTATATTAATCAAAGTAGGAATAGTTATGATCGTTTAGTATTAGAAGACGACAGATTTAAGGAAGAGTGTCATAAGCAATTAGCTTATTTTGATAATGTATATTTTGATGGTTGTGATGTAGAAAATGATTATAAAATTCTTAGAGGTACTCATTGGATTCATAATGATTCTACTGATCCTTTTGATGGTATGCATATGTGTTTAGGCAAAGTAGCTTATCCTATTGATTGGGATAATTTATCTTGTAAAAAAGTAAGTTTTCCTGTAGCTCTAAAATTTGAGATAGGAGAGCTAGACATTATTCAAACTAGAGAAGATGTAAAGTATACTCCTAGAACTAAGAAAGCTATTCTTGATAAAATAGAAGCTGTTAAGGAAGAGTGGAAGAAAAGATGGGAAGACAATAATATACTAGATACTGATGATTTTATTCACTATGTAAGAAATAGGGATATGGAACCTGAAATTATGTATGAAGGCAATCATTTTAATTTAGGTCTTCTATTTGGAGATTATAGTCAAATTAGCTATAGAAGATATAATAATCAGAATCATGCTATTTGGGATAATTTAAAGCCTTTCACTTTTACTCCTTTTAAAAATATAAATATAGAAATTCCTGAATATCCTTTCTTTGATTATGAATGTAATAAGATGATTAGAGAAAAAGGACTAAGACAATGTAATAAAGGAAGTGTTAAAAATATATTTAAAAGTGATAGTATAGCTTATAGAATAAAAGAAAATCATGTTGCTAAGAAAAGTAAATATATAAGAGAAGAATTAGAAAGTTTCACTGATGTTTATTTAATTAGAAAAAAATCTAAAACTAGACAATCTTTAGTTAGATATAAAAAAGAGCTAAAGTTAAGAGATGATGATAAAGCTAATTGGAGAACTACTATAAAACTTTATCAAGATGAAGTATTAAAATCTTTTTTGAAGAATACTGAATCTTATGATAGAGTAGTAGTAGATAAGGAATGGACTAAGGATACTTATGGAAGTAATCGTAGAACTATTGATAAGACTAAGATAATTTCTAAACAATTATTAGAAGAATATGCTCAAGGAAATGAATATAGTTATCATAGAAAAGAACTTATCAAATGCGATATTGATAAATGCGTTAGACCTTTAAAGTTAGTAGCTTCTCATGACGATAAGTATATGTTAAAGTATTTAGCTAAAATATATATGAGCAATACTTCTTTAAAGCTTCCTACATTAAGACGA